ATAAGGATGAAGTACAATATTGTAATAGGAATACAAAATTGTAATTAAGAAAATAATAGGTTACATATATGTAATTAGAATATCAGTTTTTATGAGGTGACAAATTTTCATGAAAGTAAAAACGGCAAACAAGCTAGCAAACAAGGCCGTCATACCATTTTAAGCCTTTATATACACCGTACTATTCATAGACATGCTTAAAATCCCTTCCTGCAATATAACTATATAGTGATATTAATTTATAACTGGATAGATCATAGTATAAGGATAGAGTACAGTATTGTAATAAGAATACAGAATTGTAATTAAGAAAATAATAGGTTACATATATGTAATTAGAATATCAGTTTTTATGAGGTGACAAATTTTCATGAAAGTAAAAACGGCAAACAAGCTATCAAACAAGGCCGTCACACCATTTTAAGCCTTTATATACACCGTACTATTCATAGGTATGCTTAAAATCCCTCCCTGCAATATAACTATATAGTATCATTATATATTTATGAAATAGTAAAACAATCCTTTATTTTCATTTTGATATGCTTAAAATTGCTAATAATTGTTTGCTTGTTAACTATACGATATCTTTAAACAATGTGGTAATATAGAGACCAATAACCATACAATATAGTAAGATATAAAAAAACCTCGATATCCTGACTTTATAACCTTATGTTAGCTGCTAAAACATATAGATTGATAAGCTATGGTATTGTTTTTATTATACAATATCTAGTATACAATATATTTTATGCATTATACAATAGACTGCATACATACTGCCATACCATCAGCTGATACTGTATACAATATAAGATATAATGAATAAGATATGCAATGTAATATATACAATATAAAGTATAAGATATAAAGTATGATGTATACAATATAATGTATAAAGTATTGAATATATTATGTAATATATAAGATATATAAAATAAAATATAATGTATACAACCCCCCCTCAAGTAAACTAAACAAGTATAGTATGATTTGGGCTACAGGGTATCGACCATAATATAATTCTCAGTTTTTCACCATATGGCTTTAAAATTACATCTTAGTGTATGTTTTTATGGTATGGAAAGCCGTGTAAACAGGGGATAGAAGCATTGTTGAAGAAAAAGAGTAGTATGGGGTATGTTTTAGTATTTTTAGTAGAAGTATAGGGGTAAATAAGGAATAGAGAAGTGAAGGGGGGAAGGGAAGAGAGAACAAACTGTGGGGGGGTTTATTTCTCTTCCCTTCCCTGAAGCAGATGAGCAAAATATGTATATTATAGTTGATTTTAAATGTCAAGCTTGACTTTTAAGATACAAAAATGTAATTTAGGGGTAAATATGAAGAGAAAAGAGGGAAAATGAAAAGAAAAAGTGAAATGTAAAACGGTAGGTGGGTTCCGCCAAACTAAACATTTGATATCATTGGTTTTTTTCATCTTCTCCTTTTAGTTTTAGTCTTTTTAGGGTATTTTTACTGTTTTTACTGTGTTTTTGCTTAGTTTTTTGTTGTTTTTGGAATATAGGGTGGTATCAACATTTTTAACTTATTGAAATCATTGAGTTTTTAAAAGAGGGAATTATGGAGTTACCGAGTGGTTTAAAGCAAAGTATTGGTAATCAAGCGATTGAGAAGGGTGATATTGCTGGTCAGCTTAAATTTTATGCATGGGATAGTGTTGTACCCTGTAGTGGCAGATTATGTCCTGCGTTTGCTGAATGTACGTGTATGGTTAAAAATGAAGTTGAAGTTATTGTTGCCAGACGGGAAGAAGGTATTGAGATTGATATACCTAGATGTGGGGTAATGCAGAATTATCTTACTTCAATTGTAAATATTATTTTTCGTAATTATGCTGAAGAATTATCAGAAGCACAGTTGTATAGAATTGGTATGGGGCTTATTCCTGCTTATAGACAATTATGTAGATTGCAAATAGCTGAATTAGGTTTAGTTCATGTTACGTTTACTAATTCAGCTGGTAATGCTGTGATGCATCCTTTGTTACGGGCTATTAATGATCAAATAAGTATGATTGAAAAATTGTGGGGTACTATTGGGTTGAATCGTTTAGATATGAATGAAGAAGATATACCTGTATTGAATGCTTATGATCGTATGGATAAAGAAGCAAGAAATAAAGGATCAAAAAAAATAAAAGAACCTGTTTCTTCAGAAAAAGTTACAGAAGAAGAAATTAAAATTAAACCTAGAGTATTTAGAACTAAATTAAAAAGAAGGAAAGTAAATGGCTCTTAGACTCTCAAAACAATCTCTAAAAACAAATGACATAGCTGATAATTCTGAAGCTATTAAAAATGTTATTGGAGAAGAATATCGTAAGGGTGGTGAAGGTTTTTGTAATTGGTGCGAAGATCATGTGCGAATACCAATTTATCCAGATGGTGATGATATTGCTACATGGGTAAATATTAGAGATTTGCCGGGAACACCAGATCCTTCTACTGGAAGATCCTATCGTACTATCTGGACTGAACAAAAAAAAGTTTTTGTTAACGCTTTAGAAATGAAAAATGGAAGGTTTATTCATCGATTAATTGTTTTCTGTTGGCCTCGTGGGGAAGGTAAAAGTTTAGGTACTGTTCTTATTCAATTATGGAAATTTTTTAATTGGCCTAGACAGCAAATTGTTCTTGGTGCAAATTCTAAAGATCAAACGAAATTTGTGCATTATGATATGATTAGAGATATCATTTTAAATAGTCCAAACCTTCTTGCTGCTATTGGAGGTAGAAAAAATGTACAAGAACGAGAAATTAGACTTAAAGATACTGATGGTGTAATTCGTTCTGTAATTAAACCTATCTCAACTGCGTCTGGTATTGTTTCAAATATCACTGGTTATACCTTTTCAGAAATGTTCGATATGCGTAATCCTAAATTTTTTACGCAATTGGATGGTTCTATTCGTAATATTCCTAATGCTTTGGGTATTATCGATTCTACAGTTTCAGAAAAAGATCATATTCTTTTTCATCTTTATTCTAATTATATTTCCGGTAAGACAAAAACTCTCTTTTTTAGTTATCGTTTTAGTGAATTAGGGGTTGTTGATGATTACTGGAATCCTTTTATGAATCAAGAACAGTTAGATGATTATCGTTCTAAGTTTTTGACTGCTGAATTTGAAAGGTATTTTTTAAATAAATGGTCTGCTGGTTCTACTCAGGTTTTTACACCAGAAATGATTGCTGAAATTGAACAAATAGGGATAGATGGACAATTATTTAATCATAGAGCAGCAATAGAAGTAAATGAAAAATTAAATAAATTAGAAAACAGATTGCAAATAGTAAAAGATAAAGGTTTTCCTGATGGTATTAATGAGACCTTAGATTATATAGAAAAGGAAAAAGAAAGAATAATTCCTGTTAGTAAATTTTATAAATTAGAAGATAATTTTCAAAATATTCAGTTAGTGTCCCCTTCTGTACTTCAAAATCTTGGAGATCTTTTAAAAACTGATTGGGCTGTTTTAGCTGGAATTGATATGTCAGATCCACTTGCAATTAAAAAGAAAGCTAATTCAATTTTAACTATTATTGCAAAAGGTTTGCCAAATAGTAGGGAAGATCCTAAGTTAATGTCTTTGGATAGTAAAGCAAAATTAGAAGCAAAATATATTTATTTTGTTATTGGGATGTTTATTCTTGATATAGTTGATCCTATTAATGATTTGAAAAAGAAATTAAAACAAGCAGTAGTAATGTATGATTCTTTAGATGCAGTTTGTGGGGAACGTTATGGTTTATGGGATCTTTCTTCATGGGCTGAAGATGAAGAAATACCTTTTGAACCAATTTATCCAAATTATGATAGACAAAGAGCAGCTTTTAATCATTTATATACTTCTCTTCATTTAGGATTATTCAAATCTCCACCAATTCCTTTTGTTGGGGTTAAACAAAAAACAGATGTATTTCGTGAAGAATTAGAAATTTTTGATCATAATCCAAGAAATAAATGGTTCGGTTCTCCTGAGAAAGATAAGAAATTTGGGAGGCAAGATGATAGTATTTATGCTACTGGTTGGGGGTTGTATGGTGGAAGAGAATTAGGGCCGGATGAATTTAGAAGTTTAGAAATAAGTTCAGGAGATATGTTTGGTACTATGTATCAAAATAAAGCAATGTTAGGAAACTATTGACAAATGAATTACAATTATGTATTCTATTAAATAATTTAGCTAAATTAGTGAATACTTCGAGGATATTATGAGTTTAGACGAAAAAGGAATTAGTCAATTTATTGACGAAATGCCTGATGAAGTTCTGAACAAAATTCAATTTTCTATGCCTTGGCAAGCTGCAACCAGTAATCTCAGTGAGACTGAAATTGATGGTGATGGATTTATAGATAGAGTGTCCACACAAACAAAACAGATGCAATCTATTAGTGCAGCTCAAGAAGAAGTTTGGTTAAAATTTTATGAAAATCCACAATTAAATACTGCTATACGTGGACAAGTTGGGAGATTAACTGGAAAAGATTTTAGTTGTGCTTCAGAAATACCTGAAATTAATGAAGTTTTAAAAGAAATTACGTTTGATTGGCGTAATCGTTTATATGATAATTGGCCTAAATATGTAGGGCATTCTATTTTTAATTGTGAGTTGTTACTCCTTCTTACTGTACATTCAGATGGATTTGTTGAAGTTGATTTTATAGATTCTAAGTATGTAAAGACAGATGATATTATTTATCATCCAACTAAATCTAATTTTCCTCTTTTTTACACAATTAGTACAATAGATACAGAGGATATAACTAAAAATCAACAAATAATTCCTTCTATTTATATTGCTAAATATCCTGAATTAGCTACGATAGGAAAAAAATCAGTAAAGTA